AGTTATCCACAATCCCTCCGTCGACTTGACGGGGGGATTGTCTTTATGTATTAATAAAACCCTTGTGCTATGCGCCCACAGACGAGTAAACCCCGCGCCTACAGTGTAGGTCACGGGGTAGCCGATTGGTAGCCTTAACTCGGTTAAGGCATCAGATTTCGGGGAGTGCCTTGATGTACTCGTCGAGGTCTGCCCGTCGGATGTACAGCCGGGAGCTGCCCGTCGTGCAGGCCGGCAGCGTTCCGTCAGCCAGGGCGGCCTTCAGATTGCGAAGCGGGATGCCACTCAGTTCGGCGGCTTCGGGTACGGTCAGCACGAGCCGTTCGGCCAGGGGGACGCCGGTAGTGGTGGTCGTGGTGGTCGTAGTTGGGATTGCCATGGTAGGCTCCTTTCCTTATTGGGTCGTTACGTGGAGCCTCTATGCGGGCGAAAGAAAAAGCCCCGCGCGTGGCGGGGCATTGGTTTATGTCGGTTACTCGCCGGCCGCGGCCGTCGCGGCGTCGGCCTTCTCCTTGCTCAGCTTCCCGCCGAGCGCGGCATTGATCGCCGTGTAGACGGCTTGCGAGACGCCGACGACGGCCGCGAGCGCCACGCCCCATCCGGTGTGGGCGAAGCCGCCGGTCGCGCCCACGGCGAGCACGCCGAGCACGATGGACGCGGCCAAGCTGGTTAGGCCCACATAGCGGGAGGGGATGTACCCCTTGACGGCTTGGATGATGGCCGGGGCGGCGAGGGCGACGATGGCGCTGGCGAGGGCGGTTGCTTGGGTGATTTCCATTGAGCTGCTCCTTATATATAGGGAATGGATCGAGTACCACTATGCGGCGCGCAAGGTAAGTTGCAAAATGCAGACCACGTCGGTATGGTGTGGGGCTATGACCAAAACATTGCTTACGGCCGCCGAGGTGGCTGACCTCCTAGGTATGTCCGCCGCAACCGTGTCGCGACGCCTGAAGGATGGAGGGCTGCCGTCGGTGCAGTGTGGCGCGCGTCGCGTATTCGAGCGCGCCGTTATCGAGGACTGGATGCGCGAGCAGAATCTCGCGCCCGCGCCTGCCGACCATACGGCGACGGCCACGGTGAAGAACGGCGGACCGGTTGCTCTGTCGTTCTTCACCGGGGCCGGAGGACTCGACCTGGGAATGAAGCAGGCGGGCATATCCGCCCGACTCTTATGCGAGAACATGCGCGAAGCGCGCATGAGCATCGGTGTCAACTGGCCAGACAAGGCGCTCGTCGGAGACATCACGACGCTTGACGGCGCGACGGTCCGCGCCATGGCCGGACTGGAACCAGAGACGGACATCGACGTCATGTTCGGCGGGCCGCCATGCCAGGCTTTCTCGACCGCCGGCGCGCGGCGCGCGTTCGACGATCCGCGAGGCAACTGCTATCTGGCGTACCTCGACCTCGCCCGGGAACTGCGTCCGCGTTATCTGGCCATTGAGAACGTACGCGGCTTGTTATCCGCGTCATATCCGCTGGAAAAAGGCGGTGAGCCGGTTCATGGCGGCGCGTTGCGCATTATCCTCGACAGGCTGGATGCCATGGGCTATGGAGTGAGCTTTAATTTGTACGATGCAGCCAATTTCGGCGCGTTCCAGCACCGCGAGCGCGTGGTGCTTATCGCCAAACGCGACGGGACGAAGTGCCGGTATCTGACGCCGACGAACAGTGATGACGAGCGCTGGGGGCTGCCCGCATGGAGGACGTTCCGCGAGGCCGTCGATGGAATCGAAGACGGCCCACAGCATTACACGCCATTGCGGGCCGACCGTGTGGAATGGCTCCGCATGGTTCCAGAGGGCGGATGCTGGACGAGCATACCGAAGGAATTGCAGGAAAAGGCCATGGGCAAGGCTTACCGGCTCGGAGGCGGCAAGACCGGGTTCCACCGGCGCATCGCTTGGGACAAGCCGTGTCCGACATTGGTCACGGCACCCACCATGCCCGCCACGCTGCTCGGACATCCGGTCGAGGATCGCGTCCTGAGTGTCGAGGAGTACAAGGCCGTGCAGGGTTTCCCGACCGACTGGCTCATAGCGGGCCGGACGGCGGATGTCTACAGGCAAATCGGCAACGCCGTGCCTGTCCAGCTGGGCGAGGCTATTGGTCGGACGATACTGGCGGATATGGCGGGCGAGCCTGTCGACGAGCGGTTCGCATCGTTCCCGTTCAGTCGTTACCGGCGGACGTCGGACACGACGTGGAGCGTTTAGCGCCACGTCTCCTTGACAAGCTCGTAGACCGAGTCGATGGTGTCAGGCAGGTGTCTGGCGAGCAGTCGTTTGTTCAGCTCGTGATGGATTCTTGACAGTGCGTCAGACCGTGCGGAAGCGACACGCCCGCCATTCAGCTGGGTTAATGGTTGAATCAGCTCTATCGGGTCGTCTACGTCGCCAACCCATTGCCACATGGCGCGCCCGGATATATACCGGTACTCAAATCCGTCGAGCATCGGGTATGATTTTTTGGCGTCCGAGTCGCAGTGAAATACGCGCACCTCGTCAATCGTCTTCTCTGACCTGCTAATCAAGATTGCGGCGCCAACCCCTTGGTTCGTTACCGTTCGGTGTGCGTATGACCGGTCGTTTTCCACGGCGTACTTCAGTTCCTGAAGTACTGCAGCAAACGAGCCGGAGTTAGTCGTGTTCGCCTGTGTTTTCATCTCGCAATAATATTTGACGCCGTCGCGCACAACGGTTATGTCCCCACTGTCCGCGCCGTTAGACAATAAGACCGCGAGCGCTTGGCGAGTGCTGCCCATGACGGTTTCCTCGCTGGAGCTTTCCGCCGCCTTGAACGCTTCATCAACAAACTCGTTTGCGGTTGTTATGTTCCGTGCGGCGAATAGCAGGACATCCTTGCCTAGCAGGTTCTTGAGCCGCATTCTGCGGTAGGCTTCGATTCTCCGCGTCTGATAGTCTGCGATGGCCCTGCGGGCGATTTCCTCTTTTTGAGCATGTGTGATTATCATGCCCACCAAGACTACCTGGAAACAAAAAAACACCCCAACCCTTTCGGCATGTCGCCGAGCGGTTGGGGCGTTAATGACTTACCTCAGCACTTGGCCGGGGAAAATCGTGTAGGGGTAATGCAGGCCGTTACGGGCAGCGGCGGAGGACCAGCCGGAGCCGTAGATGCTCCAGAGTGATTCGCCGGAGCGCACGGTATGACCGGACGCAGTAGAGGCGACGGCCGTACCGGTCGAACCGTGGTAGGTGATGGTTTGGCCGACATAAATTAGATTGATGTTGCCGGACGGGACGCTCCACGCGGACGCGGGCAGGCAGCCGGTGTGCTGGGCGATGGCCGAGACCGTGTCACCTGCGCGCACAACGTAGCTCCTCGTGGAAGAGGGTGTCGTTGCGGCAGGTGTGGTGGATACGCCGAGACGACGGTTCACGATAGCCATGACCCTGTCGTAGTTCGAGCCGAGCAGTTGGCGGCGCTGTGGATTGTTCCCATATTCGCCGCGAATCACGGCGGAGGCCAGTGCGTCCAGATTTACGCCAGTAGTGGACGGGGGCGTGGATGCCGGTTTACCGGCAGTGCCGGTAGGCGTGGGGACACAGCCCTTACGCTCACCACAGGCAATCTTCTGCCACGCGGTACGGTCTCCAAAAAATCGATTCAGGTCAAGCCAGCCGTAATAGCCGGGGAGCACGCCGTGCGACGTGTACTGAATCATACCCTCGCCACTGGCTCCAGAATTCCACGGGCTATCTTGGTAGCCGGTGGATGCGTTGGACGCATACTGTGCAACCCACAGCATGCAATGCTGGCGCACGTCGGACGGGACTTGCCAGACGGCAGAGCGTTGCACGTAGACGACCGGCCACACGCTGGTCGAGGCATGGACGCGGTTCACGAACTGGCGGACCCAAACGACGTTGCCCCAGCTAACGTTCCCGTAGCTCTCCCAGTCGAGGACGAGCATGGCCTTGCCGTGGTATGCGGCGGTGGCGTTGACGAACGTATCCGCCTCGTTGATGGCGTTACCGCCGTCGGCGTAATGGTAGAGGCCGATGGCTTTGCCGGTGGCCGTGGCGCCGTTGGCTTGCGCCGTCCAGTTGGGATTGGTGTACCACGTCCCTTCCGTCACCTTGACGATGGCGAAGTCGGCGGGGACAGACTGAGTAATAGTGCTGGACTGCCAGCCGGACACGTCGATGCCGTTCATGTCGGCCATGGCGACGCCCGCCGTCATGCCGATGGCGCACACGGCGGCGGCCGCGGCCGTCATGGACCGGCGGAGTCTTTTGCAAAAGCGCTTCATAGAAGCCTCCTTGCATACGGAAAAGCCCCGGCCGGTTGGGGCTGGGGCTGGTTGTTTGGTGGAAATCTTTAGGCCGGTTCGGCGGTTAGACCGTCGGGATTGGCGGGATCAACGGTCGGGCCGGAGGTGGGCGCCGGAGAGACAGTCAGCTTGCCTGTGTCGTCAAGCGAGTAAGTGTAGCCGTGCTTGGCGCAGTAGTCGGCGATTTCGGGCTGCGTCAAGCCTTTGCCGGCCATGCGGGAAATATATGCCTCGGTGCTTTCCAGCGGATCCCTAAGGCCGTCAAAAATAAAGCAATACATTTCTCCACTTTTGACCTGAATGCCTGTATTGAAGAAAAGGACGACTCGATCTTCATACGTTCCCTTCACTTCCGTTGGCGTCATACGGCTCTGGCCTGACCTCGGCGTCCCCATCATGAAGGTACTGGCAGCTAAAAGTGCGACTGCCTCCTGCTGCCTTGTTTTGCTGACGTGGAGCTCGAGGTATTTGAGCTCAAAAGCGTCAATGTTGGCCGGAAGGGCAAACCGCCCCGTCTCTTCTTCCTCCTCCTTGATTCGCCCGTCAAGGCTGATCAGGGGTTCATATTGTGGCGATGCCGAGTAATCATCGTTGGCCTGGCCGCCTACTGATAGGACGAAAAAACGGATCCCATTTGTGGAGTTTGTGGAGGCATTCAGCGTGCCGTCCGCCTCCACGGCCAGCCCGTTGCCCGGCTTGACGATGCCGGCCGTGGAGGCCGTGGCGACGGCCACGGCCGCATCCTTGCCGGGGTCGCCTTGCGGGCCTTTCTCGCCTTTCTCGCCTTGCGGGCCGACTGGGCCGGCCTCGCCTTGGGGTCCGGCCGGCCCCTGTGGCCCAACCGGCCCCTGCTTTCCGGGATCACCTTTGAGGCCTTTGGGGCCGGCTGGGCCGGCGTCGCCCTGAATGCCCTGCGGCCCTTGAGGACCTACCTCGCCGGGCGCACCGGTTTCGCCTTGCGGTCCGGCGGGGCCAGCGTCGCCCTTTTCGCCCTGCGGCCCGGCCGGTCCAGCTTCACCCTGTTCACCCTTTGGGCCTTGCGGTCCGACAGGCCCGGTCGCGCCGGTGTCGCCCTTCTCGCCCTTGGGGCCTTGCGGGCCGGGCGTCTTGGCGATGGCTTCGGCGGCAGCCAGAGCCTTCTGGGCGGCCGAAGCCGATTCGGCGGCCCGCTCGGCGCTCTTGGCGGCGGCACTGGCATACGAGGAGTCGTCGGGGCGCTCGGCGTCACCGGCGTCGGCCAGGTCGGCGTATTCGAGCACGGTGGAGGAGTCGGGCACGAGCACCGTGCGGACGGTGCCGTAGCGTACCAGCTCGCTGATGCGCCATGCGAAGGCGGGTGTAGTTGGTGTCAGTTCGAGCCACGCCTCGCCGTCGACGTCGAGCTTCACCTCGAGGGCGGATGGGAGGACGACATGCTTGTCGTTGGTGCTATAGCGTTTCGTCGGCACGGCGCGCACGGCGCCAGTTACGCCAATGTCGGTGCCGGTCGTGGCGTCGTGCTGTGTTAAACGAATATGGACGAGAGACATTTGCAAAGCCCCTTTCAATAAGCCCAGTCGTTAGTCTGTAGTCTGCGTTCGTAATCCTGTTGGAGCTGCTCGAGCCGGAGATGGCCGGCGCCGTTGCCGCCGAGCCGAAGATAAGCCTCGCCTACGTCGAGCTGGTGCTCATGCTCGGCACGGCTCTTCGGCTCGGCAAACAAAGTCTGCCTGTCCAGCTCGAGCTGAATCTCGCGGATGGTCGGGCTGGTCTCGATGGCCTGTTCGACGCGCTCCTGCTCCTTGCCGCCCGCCCGGCCGAGGGCCCATGAGACGACGGTCTGGGCCGCCCCCGAGCCGACAACGGCCGCGGCCACGGTCGCGATGATTTCTGGCGCCATCAGTTCAGCCGCCAATGGTCGGGCCGTCGGTCTCGGGCGGGTCGACTTGGGCGGTCGGCGTCGCGGTCGGCTTGCCGTTGTTGAAGGAGACGGTGTATCCGGTATCCGCGAGGCGGGCGGTGATGGCCGGTTCGTCATAGCCGAGCGCCTGGAGGCTCGCCGCGCTCTTCACGATTTCGTCCGCCTGGGCGGAGGTCGAGGTCGTCAGGTCAAAGCCAATCTCTATGAAAAACAGCGAGCCATCGTTGAGCGTAGGGATTGTTTGCGGAGTGACGAAGGTCATATCAACGATTCCATTGCCGCTCGGAGAGAAGGTAATGTCCGCCACGGCAACCTGTGCGCAACCATATCCAGTCGCGCCAGTCGTCAAATTTTTTCCTGCGGTGAGAATCGCAGTCAGGGTAGAGGCTTCATCTCGGTTTTCGCACTGAAGCCTGATTTCCTTTAAGGTAAGGTCCCCTTGGGTGGAAACGCTGTCCTGTTTAGTGAATACGGCAATGGCGTCCCTGGGGTCTGCCTGCTTCATACCAGCAGAGAAAATGCCGTTTTTCAGCGGCATTGTGAAGATGATTTTTTCCTCACCTGCGGAGTTTTGTGCTGTGATACTGGTTATACCAGCTGAAACGGCTGTATTAGAAGAAACGAGATTCCAGTACGAGCCAATGCCGTAATATCCATTAGCATTGGCTGTGTCCACATAGTTAATTACGCCGATCCGCCCGTCCGGCAAGGCGACTAGATCTCCGATTTTCGCGGGGTCGGAATCGGTCGGGGTCGGCGATAACTCGGTTTTGTAGCCATTGGTGGCGCCGAGTGGAGCCTGCCAGGAGCCTTTGTACACATGCATACCGGCCGCGAGCAGGTTGGAGAGCGTACCGTCGGCGTCCACGCCCAGCCCATTGCCGGGCTTAACCTTGCCTGCCTCGGTGGAAGTGGCGATGGGGACGTTCGCATCCGAGCCTGGGTCACCCTTGTCGCCTTTATCTCCCTTCGGCCCGCCGGCCGGCCCCTGCGGCCCTTGTTCGCCTCGGGGAAGCCCGAGGTCGAGTGTCCAGTCGCCGTTACTGTCGCGGGTGGTGGCGGCGGTGGCCTCCGAGCCGGCTTCGAGGGCGTGCGCCGTCACGGTTCCGATGGACGCGCCACGGGGCAGGGAGAAATGCAGGGTCGCGTCGCCGTTGCCGTCGGTGGAGGCGGTCACGGCGGCCGTGCCGTCGGTCGCGGCTTCGGCGGTCGCGTCCACATGCGGGGCACGGGGGAGGCCAAAGTCGAAGGTGGCCTGCGTGCCGGTGCCTTTCTTGGTGACGGACGGCGCGGCCGCGGGCGCCACCTCATGGCTGGTCGCGTCGATCGACGCGCCGTCAATCAGGGCGGTTACGCGGTCAGTATTATCGGAGATGGCTTTGTCGCCCTTGGTGTTGAAGTCGGAGACAGCCGCGTTCATGGCGGCCTTGCCGTCGCGCACGGCTTGGTTGAAGGTGGCCTCGGCCGTGGTCGCGGTGTTGGCCGCATCCTTGGCGATGGTCACCGCGTTATGAAGATCAGACAAGCCATCATACGCTTCACCGCCATCCGCGTTCACCACGGGCGGCTCGACGATGACCGGAATGCGGCGGGAGCTGATGACGGCATCTTTCCCGTCGAGCAGCTCGAAGGCGAGCACGGCGTGCGTGCTCTTGAAGATGCCGCGCGGCAGCTCGAAGTAGGCGTAGCTGTGGTTGTCCGAGTCGATGCCCGTCCGGGCCGCCTCGATGTAGCCGCCGGAAGCACTGCCGTCTGGGTTGGGGTTGTAGGCGAGGCGCGCCGTGTACCCGCTCGGCCAGCCGGTGATTTTCAGCACGCGGCCGGCGAAGTCGCCTCCGGCCAGCCGGATGGTGGGGACCTGCGCGTTGGCGTTCTTGATGTCGATGGTGATGAGCCGGTAGCTGTCGTCGAGGGATGCGGTCATTATGCCTCCTTGAATGTGCCCGTCTCCGGGTCGAATGAGTATTTCCTGCCGCCGTAAACTATTTCGGGGAGCCCGTTGTCGAGCGTGATGACTCCCGCGAGCGCCGCGCCCTTATCCCAGCCGTCCGCCCCGGCGGTCACGCGGGAGACGGTCGGCGCGATGTCGCTTTGCGTGGCGGCGGTGCTCTGCGCGAGCTCCACGGCCATGCCTGCCGTGCTTGCTGCCATGGAGCTGGAGCTTTGCGCGGTGGCGGTCAGGCTGTTTGTGGTGACACCGAGGGTGATGGTGCTCCGGCCGGACAGCAAGTTGGTCACGCGCTTGGAGACGCGCGCCTCGGCGGCCAGCCCCAGCTGGTGATCGACAACCTGCACAATTTCGCCCAGATAGACCGGCCCGCCTCCGAGCGCCGCTGGTTCGACGGTGTAGGACACTTTCGGCGCGATGGCGGCCGCGAGCGCGGCCTTCGTCTCGCGTAGGAGCTGGCTGGGGTCGGCGCAGTCGGCGTTCTCGTAGACGGCGTCGCGCGTGTGCGTTCCGCCGTTCGCAGTGGCGATGCCCCATGCGGCGAGCGTGGCCGCGTCCGCCTTGACATACGGCTTTCCGCCGTTGATGGACTCGAAGGTCAGCTTGCGCGAATGTCCGCCAGCGTCGGTTTCGAGGCTTTTGCCGAAGCCATACATGCAGGTGGCGATGGTGTCGGCGGTGATGGTGCGCGAGACGTTGGCTAAGTCGTAGCCGTAGTCGAATCGGCGGATGGTGGTGGTCGCGTCCGCTTCGGGGATGGTCGCCCGTCCGACGGCCTTGTACAGGCCGACGTGGCCGATGGCGCGGATGATGCCGTTGGTGCTGGTGAATTCGTATGAGCGCTGGACTTCAAGTCCCGTCTGCGTGCTCAGCGCCGACACGCTCGCCCATTCGCTCTGGTGGTAGTAGCCGATGTTGACGCTCTTGACGGCGGCCGCGTCGGCGGTGCTGTCGGCCGCGTAAACGGCGTTGGTTGCGTCGCCCTTCGCCAGCGCCTTCTCCAGGCATTGCTGGGCGGTCAGGCTGCGGCATCTCACGTCGTACAGCATGAGCTGGCTGCCGTTCGTGGCGATGGCGTCGTGGCAGACGATGGACGTGCGGGTGCCGCTGGAGTCGTGCGTGATTTCCGGCGAGACGATAACGACATCGCGCCGGCGCCCTCCGTCGTCCACGTAGAGCAAGTGGTCGTACTTGGCGACATCAACGGCGCCGAGCGCGGTCAGTTCGAGGGTGAAGGTCCCGTCGGTGGACTCGGTCTGCTCGGCCTTGATGAGGCGCGGCTCGAAGGCAAGCGGACGTCCGGCCGCGTCGGTTCGCATAAACGTTATCTCGGTCATGGCGCTCCTTAGATGCGGTAGGCGGGGCGGTAGCCCAGCCAGCCTCCGTCTGTGTTGGTCAGGTCGAGCCGGTTCGGGCCGCCGGGCAGTTCGAGCCAGCGGCTGTCCATGCTGATGGGCGTTTCGGTCAGGTCTTCGTCTCTGTCGGTCTGCCGGTTCAGCGATGGCGCGCCGCAGTCGAAGCCCCAGCCGAGCGTGTTGCCGTCCGGCGCAAGGGCGGGCTTCATGTGCGTGTCCGTGTTGTAGTGGGTGACGACCCCCGCGGCGGTACTGCCCGTCTTGCGGGTCAGATGGACGTATGGACGCGTCGGCGCCGTGCCCTCGACGGCTATGTTGTTCTCTCCTTCGGCCAGCTTGACGATGCGCTGGGGGCCGTAGGCGTAGGGGTCGGCGTTGATGGAGATTTTCGCCTTGGCGGCCACGAGCGCTCCGCCCGCCGCGTGGACAGGTGTCCATTCGGACAGGCTCATGCGCCCGTCGAAGTATAAGGCGCGGTCCTCGAGCAGGCCAGAAACGCAGACGGTGGTGCCGGAGCGCTTGGCGAGCCGTAGCATGGCCTCATGGATCTGGAGCGAATCGCCGAGCGCGGCCACGTTGATTTCGATGGTTCGGCGCTTGGCGTATGGCGCTCCGCCGAAGCCGGTCAAGTCCATGAGGTGCTCGACGGACGTGTCCACGCCGCCCGCGCGGCCGGGCACGTCCGTATACTGCGTGTCCGGTTCGGCCTTTCCGACAGTCCAGCCGTCGGACGTGACGACTAGTCCCATCTCGTGCAGGCTGGTGGGCGTGCTGTCGAAAACGACATATTCGCTCGGCCTCCAGTATGCCCATTCCTCGTCGAGGCAGACGTCGCTCTTATCGGCGGCAAGCGCGTGCTCCAGTGCGGTGCAAGTCATTGCTTAAAGCCCCCTGTTCATGTTCGTTCCGAGACGGCGATTGACAGCGCCGGCGACTACGCCCGTGTCCATGACGATGCTCGGGTTCGGCATTGTTCGGATGGCGCGTGCGACGGCCTGCTCGATCTCGTCGGCGGTCAGCGCATGGGGTGCGGTCTTATCGGCGGTGTTAAGCGTTGTGTTGAGGTCTGACGAAACGCTTAGCCGCCCGGTCTTGCTCCAGTCGGCCGTCAAGTCGGCGGCCGGGCTGACATCATCGAAGGCGTGGTTCATGTAGCTGTTCGCCTGCTCTACGACTTCCTTTACGTCGCCGAAGGAAGCGGTCAGCCCTTTAGCAAAGCCTGACATGATGGCCTCGCCGGCGGGGGTCAGGAGCACGCGGTCGTAGCTGATAGGCCCCTTGTGTTCCTTAATCCACCCGGCAATGCCGCCCACGAAGCTTGTAACCCTGCCCCACATGGCCTTCAAGCCACTCAGGAAGCCGTTGATGATGGCCGAGCCCGCGTTATGAAGCCAGCTGCCCGCGTTGCCGAAGAATCCAAGCACGCGGGAGCGCACGTTGGCGAATTTGCCCGCGATGGCCCCGGCGATGCCGTTGAACGCGCCGGCGATACGACCGGGTACGCCGACGAACCAGCCGACCACCCCGTTCCACGCGTTCTTGATGCTGCTGCCCGCGTTGCCGAACCACTGCCTGATGCTGTTGAGCTTCTGATTGAAGCCGTTGCACACATTCGACCATGCGTTGCTGAGCGTGGAGCAGAAAGACTGCCACATGGCCCTGCCTTTATCCGTCTGGGTGAAGAAGTAGACCAATGCGGCCACCACGCCTGCGATGAGCGTGGCTACCAGCACGAACGGATTGGCGGACATGACGGCGTTTAGGATGCCTTGCGCCACGGCCGCCGCCTGTGCGGCGAGGCTGAAGCCTTGCAGGCCGGACACGACGGCCGCGATCGTCGAGCCTATCTTGAATACGGCCAGGCCGACGCCGACGCCGACGAGGGCCGACTGGACGACCGCCGCGTGCTGGCTGGCCCAGTCGGCGATGGCCTTGAGGGCGTCCGCCACCGTCTTGACGACATTTGCCGCGCCTGACAGCGAGCCGGAGATGGTGGTCGCCAGGCCCTGGATGCCGGTGCCGTTGATGAGGCCGCTTTTTTCGGCCAGCGCTTTGATGTTGTCGACGATGGGGGAGAGGACTCCCTGCGCCGTGCCCGCGAGCTGCTGGAGGGCGTTCCACAGCGTGCCGAAGGCGCCGGCCAGCTGTTTCATGCCGGCCGAATTGGCTACGGACGAGATAAGATTTGACACTCCATCAAAAACCTGTTTCGCACGGTTGTATATGGCGTCGAAGTGGCTGGTGATGTTTTCGGCCAGCTGGGAGGCGCCATCCAATCCCACGGCGGCCAGCGCGCCGGAGACGATTTGCCCGACGCGAGGCAGTGCGTTCTTGAGCACTTGGACGCCTGCGTCAAACAACTGCTTGACCGCCTGTTTGACATTGCCGTCAGCCTTACCTAGCTCAGTCAGGAGGTTGGTCCACGCCGCCTTGGCGGAGGACATGGAGCCTTCGATGGTCGTCGCCGCCTCGCGGGCGGTCGTGCCCGCGATCTGCTGCTTCTCCTGAATCTGCTGGACGGCTTGGACCACGTCGGCGAAGCTGTCGATGCTCAGGTCACTGGCTTCGCCGTTCGCCTTGCCCCATGCGTTTGCGTCGGCGATGAGGCGCTCCATCTCCTCCTTGGTTCCGCCGTAGCCGAGCTTGAGGTTGTCGAGCATCGTATAATTCTGCTTGGCGAAGCCGTTGATCGCGTTCTGCACGTCCGTCGCGTTGCTGCCGAAAGTGTTGATATTATCCGACATCGCTCGCATGGCGACGTCGGTCATGGCCGCGGCTTTCTGCGTATCGCCGCCGAGTGAGTTGATAAGCGCGGCGCTAAAACTGGTCGCCTGCGTCATGTAGTCGTTGGCTGACATGCCACAGGTTTTGAAAGCCTTGGCCGCGTTCTTCATGACCGTATCCTGCGCCGTGTTGTTACGCTGCCACGTGGCCGTCACTTCGGCGATGCTCTTGCCCTGGGCGGCGGCGTACTGCTGGACATCCATGCCCGCGTTGCCGTAGAGCTTCGCCACGCCGCCGCTTAGCTGTTCGAAGGCCGAATAGGCTTGGAAGGCCGACTGACCAAGGTCGAGTATCTTCTTGCCGACAGCCGCCGCGCCGATACCGGCGACAACTTTGGCGAACGAGGCTTTGAGCTTGCCGCCGATGGTGGTTCCGGCTGTAGCGGCGTCCGCGTCCGCGCCTTTCAGACCGTCGGAGACGGCGGACTTGAGTCCCTTCACGGTTGGAACGATGTTGACCCACAGTGTTGCGAGGTCTGCCATACAACCCCCTAGGTCGGGGAGCGCCGGTTACGGCGGGCTATGAATTAGGAGCCGAATGGACGACGGCCTGCATCTCCACGCGGGGACGAGATAAGTACTCGTCCAGTTCGGCGGTGGAAGCCATGCCCTGCAGGTCTTTCTTCCTGCTTTCACTAGGTTGAGAGGCTGGCGTGATAGGAGGCTTGGGTAGGTTGCGCCCTTTCTCGCCATCTTCCGTCTCCGCCCAGCACAGCCATCGGAGGCTGTACTCAATGGACGAGAGTAGATAGTTTTCGACCGGCCACGTGGCCGCCGGGTCTAATGCGGCGGCCAATGGTGAGCCGGGTTGCGCAGACACGGCGATGGAATACGCCTCGTCTATCGTGCAGTTCCGGTACGGACCGGTCAGGTGCAGGCCATAGCGAAGCAGTTCGGCGGTGAGCGCGTCGGGATGCTCCTCAGCCAGCCATATGACGGCGGCTACTCTTTTGGGGAGGTGCCGGACTCTTTAAGCCAGCCTTCGACCAGCTGGGTGAGCTGGGGCGCGTAGAGCGTGTCCAAATGGGCGTGAGCGGACTTGGGAGTGATGGCGTACAAGGCGTCGAAGTTGCCTTCGGTCATGGCCTTGAGTTGTCCGAGTGTGAGGGTCTGCGCGTTTGGAAGCGTGGTTTTGAATCCATCGGGGAAGACCACTTGCACCTTGCCGCCAGCAGGTTTGAAGTCTTTGAGAACGATTGTCATTGCTCGTGTCCTTGCTCGTGTCCATAAGGAAAATCCCCGCTCAGCTGGACACGAGAAGCTGAGTGGGGGAGCATTGAAAAACTCCAGCGAGAGGACAGGCTGGAAGCTACTTGGAGTGGGTGGTGTCGAGGGCAGACGACTTGCTCGCCACGCTGGTGACCTTTGCGATATACTCGTAGGCCGTATTGCCAGAATCGTCGGGGAAGGCGGTAATAGTCGGCGAGTAGGTGATTGCCTCGCCGTCTTTGTAGGCCACGTCGTCAACATCGCCTACCTGCCCGTCAGGGATGACGATTCGCTTGACACGGCTGCCTGTCATGGCCAGCTCGAAGACATAGGCCTTATGTGGCGCGTCCTTCGCGTTGTGCTTGACGGTGATGGAGTCGCCGGTCTCGGTGACGTTGTCGTCGCCGTACACGATCGACAGTGTGTCCTTGGTCGTCTCCAGCAGGCCCAGCTCGAAGGTCTCGGTCATGCTGGTGGTGACTGACAAGACTGTATCGCCGCCAAAAGCGACCACATCCTCGGTCTTGCGAGCGCGTTTGTTTTTTATGCCGTCGTCGGAGAGGTACCCCGCGCTGGTGAAGTTCTCATCCAGCGTGGTGGTCGCGTCGGTCGGAATCTCGGCCTTCTTGGGGTCGCCGAAGTACAGGCCGCCGGCGTAGCGGCCGCCCTTTCCCCTCGGCTTGGCGTTGGATACATTAGCGGAATTAGGCTCAGCCATTTAGGCCTCCTTGATTGTATTCGAGGCCTGCTTGCTGTAGGCCTTATGGACCACGGCCGTAGCCGTGAGTTGATAGCGCGGAGTGGTCTCGTCCAGCGGGTAGGCGTAGAGCGAAGCCACGGTGAAGTTGCCCACGTCGGGCAGGTCGTAGACACTCGGGAGCACCACGCACGTCAGCGTGTCGGCCAGGCGGGCGGCCTCGACGGGCGTCGGCGCCCAGCATTGGATGGCGAGCGACGGCCGGTCGATGATGGTCCCGCAGGCGCCCCCGGTACGCTCCACTGTGATGAAACGCTTGGGGCGATCGGCGGGCGCCAGCGTGTAGCATGGACAGCCCAGCTCGGGCTGGTCGTTGAGCCATTGGACGAGTTCACACTCGAATGGAATTGCCTCCATGGTCAGCCCTTCCCGGCGTCGAGCGCCTTGAGCAGTGTGTTATGCTTCGCACAGGAGCGAGCGGCGTAGGTGTCGCCCACCCAGACGGCCCCGTGGGCGCGGTCGGTGGTGATGACGTCACCCCCGTAGTTGGATGCGCCGTACATGCCGGCGGCGGCCTGTCGGACGGCGTCGACACGACGCTGGATTTCGGCCACAGTGGCGGGGCCGGTTAACAGCTCCTTGATGGCCGAGTCGTTGAACTCGATGCGAGCCATTCAGCCCTCCGATCGTGTGACGTCGACGGCCATGTTCCATGCGGTCGGCTTCATGCCGCCGTCCACGGGCACCGGGTCGCCGACGACGTGGAACTTGGCCCCGCGCACCTCGAGGTCGAGGTTGCGCAGGGCGGGGCCGCTGTAAGTGCGGGGGAAGTAGAGTGTGGCCGTGACAGTCTGGCCGTCGGGGCGCGTGCCGCCCGCGTTGGACCCGCTGGGCGGGCTGACGAGCACGTTGTCCACGGGGATGCGGGTTGGCGCCCATGTCGGGTTGTTGCCCGCGTCCACACCCGTTTTCGTGCGGGCTAGAACGATTACCCGCTCGCCTCTCATGGCCGCCTCCAGTACACGGTGGGGCGGCTGGCCTCGTCCGCATCGAATGCGAATGCACGCTGTCGGCGTAGGCCGAGACGCTTGCGCTCGGCGGCCGTTAAGTACAGGTCGCCCATCGGATTGCTGTAGGTGAAGGACTCGCTGAACGAGCCAGCCGTCTGCTGCGCATTGGTGACTCCGAGATGGTCGTCGTCCGTGGTCAGCTTGCGTATGACGGCGGCGCAGGTGATGGCGGTCAGCGTCGCCGGACGGATTGAAGCGGTGTCAATGCCCGCCCGCGCGCACTCGTCGGTTATAAGGGCGCTTGCGTCATCCAGCGCGGCGGTGGCCCGCCGGCGCTCCTCTTGAGTCAGCGGAGTATGCCAGCGGGCCTCTAAGTCGTCCGTCGTGGCGAACGGCTCGGGGAGCTCAGCCATGACGGACTCCATCACTTGCCCGGCGCTTCGGCCAGGACGGCCAGACGCTTCGGGTCGAGCACAGCGTAGGAGAAGACAAGCTCGGAGCGATACGCGATCTGTCCGTAGCGCTGGAGGTCGCCTGCGCCGTCGGGATCGCCGTAGGCGATGATGGAAGCAGTCAGCGGGCGGGCGATGCGCCAGCGGATGGTAGTCCAGTCGCCGGCGATGGCCAGCACCTTGGTGGCTGTGGTGGCGAGCTTGCCGTTCACGTTAGAACTGGTGACAGCCGGAACGCCCTCGAGGGAGCCCGCATTCAGGCTCAGCGGGATCTCCGGGTAGAGGCGGGCGCCATCCGCGGAACGCGCCTTGCGCAAATCGCCGGCGAACTTACGGGACAGGCCGATGCCGGTGACGTCGTAGTCCGCGAGTGCATCCACGATCGCGTCGACGTCATCCACGGCCTTGCCGGTGGAGGTGACGGCGGTCGCGCCCTTGGTCAAGGCGGTGTAATCGGCCAGGGCGGAGCCGTCGAGCGGGTTGACGGCATGCAGGATGACGTAATCCAGCGCCTCGGCAGCCGCGGCCACCTGGTCGGCCTGAATGGCCTCGATGATGGCCAGCTGGTCGTCCGCATCGGCCCAATTCAACTCGTCGGTGACGCGGGTGGTGGTGTGGACCTTTACCAGCTTGCCGTCGACAGGCTTGGTGTTGACGTCGTGCGCCTTCTTTGCCTTGGACTCACCTACGACTTCCGCACGGGCTCCGCCCGTGAAGTAATTGTAGCTGTCATTATGGTAGCCGGTCAGCGAGTCGGCCGGGGAGAACGCGGCCACGACGCTGTTGTCGTGCAGACGGGCCGCGACGGCGGTGGTGACGGTGGTGGGGAGGGTGACTTTGGTGGAGTCAAGGGTTGCCATTTATTGTGCCTCCTTGGGGCTTAGTTGCGCGGTCCGAACAGGGCGTTGCGGATCGCTTCCGCCGCCGGGTCGGCGGCTTTGGTGTGGGTTGCCGGGGTGCCGGCCGGATTGGAGAATCGCGGGGCGGCCGGGCGCTTGCTTGCCCAGTCGGACAGGACCTTGGCAGACGCCCTGATGGCATCCTCCGTCTCGCCGGTCAGGAGCTCGGCGGGGACGCCGGCCTCCTTCGCGGCGGCGGCCTTCCAGCCCGTGATTTCCGCTTCATGCTTGTATGACGCGAGCTGAGCTTCGGCCTCCTCCGCGCGCTTGGTGGCGGCGGCGACAGCCTCGTCCGGCTTGGCGGCTTTGAGCTTTTCGAGCTCGGCGGACAGGGCTTGGACCTGCGCGTAATTCTCCTTGGAACGGGCCTCCCATGTACGCGAGTGCCCGACGGCCTCGTTGTACTTGGCTTCCCAGTCCGGGGTCTGTGCAGCCCCCTCGCCGGACGGCTCGTTGGTGTTTGCTTCGGCCATAATCGGCCCCCTTTCGCCCCGTGCGGGGCAGTAGGTGTTTCGGCCCGTGCGGGCTCCTATCGGCCCTTGTGGGCCAAAGAATTGTTAATGGATGTGTCCGTCGGCCCCGGTGAAAAGCTTGGGGTGCTGGGCGCGGAGGACGGCGAACGTCTTGTTGAGCTTGCCGCTGGCGTCGCCAGCGTATGAGCCGACGGCATCGGAAGCCTCGGCCCACAGCGCGGCCATGCGGTCCGGGTCGTAGCCCTTGACCTTGACGGTCCCCGCCTTGAACTGCGGGACCAATTCGCATCGGTCGTTGGCGTGGGCGTGGAAGCTGCCCGAGTCGGCGGAGCGGTAGACGTAGCCGCGCGAACAGAGCATGAAGCAGAACTGGCACGTCTCGCCGCCGCTGGGGACGCGGGCGTATCGAACGCTGCGGCGGTCGCGCTTGACGTTGTGCGCCACGGTGAGCTGTCCGTGGGCGTGCACGTTTCTATCGACAAGGCCGTTCAAGTAGGTCAGATACGCCTCGGGGTTATAGCCCGGGTCCTCAGGAAAGATCATGTTGGCCTTGGCGCGGATGGCCCGCACGAGGCGGGCGTCGGCGTTGGGGTCCTGCTCCCATGGCTCGACTTCGAACGAGTCGTCGAACCAACGGGAGCGGACGATCTCATACCATGTCGCGGCCGCCTGGGAATCACCAAGCCCGTATTTGTGGATAATGGCCTGGACGAGATCAATTAAGGCGTCACGACGCTGGGCGGGGTCCATGCCCTCCGTTTCGGCCCATGCCTTGCCCAGCTCGCGCTTCGCCTCGGCTATCACGGCCTGCTGGGCCTTTGACAGCGTGTCTACGTCACTGCGCGTTATCGCCGGAGTCGCCATCGGACGTGCCCTTCGCTACCAGTGCGGCCAGCAGGTCGCTTCCGGCCCGCTTATTCATGTCGGCCTTGAGTGCCTCGATTTCCGCGCCGGTCAGGCCGAGTCGGCGCAAGCCGACGGCTGAAGTCGCGTAGACTGGATTGACGCCGGCGACTTTGACGTAAGCATCGGCGCGGGCCGCGTCGCTGATTTCGCGTGTGGGCATCCATTGCGTCTTGACATCGAGGTCGGCGGGCGGTGCGGTCAGGCCATCGCGGAGGCATACGGCCATGCGCAGGAGCTCTTCGATACGTGCGCCAAATAGGCGATTCTGCCAGTCGGCGCGGCGGGTGAGGCGGCGCTCGGCGGCGGCCATGGCTTCGGCGGAGGTTGGATTGGTGAGTGTGATGCCGAGGGAGTCCACGGGCAAATCCGTGTCAGAGGCGACGAGCATGGCAATGGTTTTCAACATGGTCGAGTGCGGGTCCATGCTGGCCTGCTGGACCTGCTGCATCGTGGGCTTCTCACCGGTCTCCTCGTCCGCGCCGATGCCGTTGATGGCGCTGATAAGGTTGTTCCAGGTGTTTTCGTCGAACGCGGCCCTATCGGCTCCGAGGAACCACAGCTTCGGAACCGAGTAGAACTCCGCGGAAGCCTCCATGCGCACCATGGTGCGGAAGGCGCTGTCTGTGGCGCTCATGACGACGGGTGTGATACGCGAGCAGCCAAGCGGGCGGCTCAGCTGCGGGTCGGAGACGAACGGGACAACGGTCGGGCTCGGCCAATTCGTATCCATGCGCCCGACGACCCAGCGGTTGCCCTGCTTGACGAGCTCATAGGAGCGGTAGGGGAGGAAGACGCTATAACCAGTGATCTCGCCGTCGTTGGTGGCGTCCGTGATGGTCAGCGCGCCGGACAGCCTGTTGTGGACGCCATCCCATGTGGCGGCGCTCAGCTCGGCGGAACGCGGCGTGAAGATGGGATTGCCTGAGTCGTCCGCGGTCAGCGTGATGAATGAGCATCCATAGATGTACGCGCTTACGATGGCCTCATCCACGGCCAGCGTATCCTCAAGCTGGGCGGCAAGGCCGGAGACGCCATACGCATCATCCAGCCCCGTATTCACGCCGTCAAACACGGACAAGTCAGCGAGCGAACGCACGGCCTTGGCAGGCCATCCGATGCAGCTGGTGACGCGCGTGGCGATGGAGCGGGGGATGGAAATGCCGAAGTCTTTGAGCCCGTTGTGGGCCATGTAGAAGCCCATGCGGATAAGATTGCGGGGGTAGTGGTCACGCCAGACAGAGACGAGCCTGGCGATGGCAGCGGAATCCTCCGGCTCGATCAGCGGGTCGCGCGGGACGGCGATGGAGCCGGTCTGGAGCGCGGAGCCGCGTGCGGCGGTGAAGAAGCTTTCGGTCATTGGATGTAGTCCTTCCATATGGAGCGCATTCTTGACACGGTGTCAATCGCTTCGTCCAGCCGTGCGCAGAGCTCCTTGGCGGTCGCATCGACGGCCTTGATGTACGCGGCCATCTGCTCGGCCGTCGGTGCGGTTTCTAGTGCCATGCCTTCTGCTTCCTTCCCGGTTGACGTTTGCTCGTCTTGGCGAGCCCGTAGGCGAGCGCCAGCGCTTCGATGGGGTCCGTGTCGATGGCCTCGCGGCTCGGCTCGTATCCGAACAGGCCGCTCCGTCCGATTGGACGGTGTTTGGCGTAGGCCGTGGCGGTGTCCACGATGGGCTGGGAGAATTGGGTCAATTCATGCTGTTGGATGGCCTGCTCGAACCGGGCGCAGGCCTCGCCCATACTGGCCGCATTGGGCGTGCGTATGACGCGCTGGTAGACGCCTGCGTCAAGCAGGGCTTGTACGAGCACAGGCGAACCCGCGCGGCCGTCGATGGTGATGCCAAGGCTTGCCTTCCAGCGCGGCCCGCCGTGGGCGGGGTCCTCGCCGGTCAGGAAGTCCACGAGCCAACCGGCACCGGCCTTCGTCGGGTGGTAATCGATCAGCTCGACGTGCGGCGCCTTATCCGTGTCGTCAGGGCGCAGGCAGGCGGCGAGGGAGACGTGCGAGCCGTCGAAGCCGTACTTAACGGCGTAGGCGGCGTAGCCCTCGGTCGGCGGATTGTCGGACGCGCATTGCGCCCAGTCGGCGGTGGGGAAGTCCGTATCACTGTCCGTATGAACGTCCCACCAGCCGAGGCGTTCACGTGCGAAGCTCTCGGGGGAGAAGCTGGTGGCCTCGGCCTCGATGGTCTCCTCGCGCAGGCGGACGCCGATGGCCGGATTGACGCGACGCCAGCGGCGTCGGTCCATGGGGTCGCCCACGGAGTCCACCGCCCACTCGAGCCATGCGAGGCGCTTGGGCGGATTCTCGCTGTGCGCGGCCTTGTACATGCGGACAAGCACGGTGCCGGGGCTGGTGGGAGGCGTCGGCGTCCCCATGAAGACGGTCTGCGGGTCGCCGGATGGGGCCGCGGAGATGACGGGGCGTAGCGCCTCCAGCTGCTCGTCCGTCAGCTCCTGCGCCTCATCGAGTATGATGTCGTCGCAGGTGAAGCCTCGGCCGGAGCTTTTGCTTCGGGCGATAAATTCGATGCTGCCGCCGTTGCGGAGGATGATGGCCTCCTGCCCGTTGGTTTGTCGTACCGTCTTGACGGCGGCCTTCAGCTCGGGGTAGGAGTCGTTGTCGAAGTAGTCTTGCATGCGAAGGAAGTGGCGTCGCGCCGTCTTGACTTCGTGCGCGGTATGCAGGACGCGTCGGCCCTGCACGGCGGTCTTGAAGAGCTCCACCGCCTCAACGAGAGCGTTCTTGCCGTTCTGCCTGGGTAGTACCACGACCGCATCTGTGGCGAGCAGACGGCCGGCGGCGTCGGTACGGAGCCAGTCCGTCACCACGCCCGCCTGCCACGGGTCGAGCGTCAGCCCGTAGGCCTTCGCCAGGGCGACGCAGTCCGAGCCGTCAGCCGCGCCGGCGGGACCCGCGCCGGGCGGGAGGAGTCGAAACGTCGGCTGTTGGTTTGCCTTCAACGCTCCTCCTTTCAATCCGGCGCTCCGTGATGCGCTGAAGCGGCGTTTCCGTTACTTTCTCAATCACCGCCTCGGTGGTCGGCGTGGCTTTGCGTGCGGCGGGCGTGATTCCCAGGGCCTGCTCGCGCATTCTCAGCTCCTTCAGCTGGGATAGGTCGCCGTCCACCCAGACGGCGCGATGGACGAGCGCCGTGTCGAGCGCGAAGCCCCAGTCGGCGGCGCTCCACGTGTCCACGCCGGGCACCGTGTCGAGCGCGTCCCACCATGCGGCGGTGCGGTCGCCCCACTTGATGTCGCCGGGCAGGGGAGGCTTCATCATGGCTCCTTCCGAAAAATCGCGGGGGGATATTCAGCCCTTTGACCCCGGGGTGGGCTTCGCCCTGGGCCGAGGGTACCTCCCCCTGGGTCGAAAGACTTCCGAAACTTGAGCCGACTTGACTCAAGTTTTTTCGTCTTACGTTGTCTTCATCGGAAGCACTACCATTGCCTCGAGGTACGCAGTGGCATCGCGCCCTGCTGCGCCGACGGCGAGCGGCTTGCGAGGCTTCGCATGTCCTTGTTGCCGCGCCTGCCGTTGCACAGCCGGTGACTTGGCGCGCAGTTGGCGTAGTCGAACGGGTCGCCGCCCTTGCTGACGGGCACGACCTCATCGATCTCGAAGCTGTATGGATGGCCGGCGGGCAGGCGAACGTCTATTGGCTGGCCGCACAGGTGGCAGAACGGCCGGCCGCCAGCCTCGGCTATCAGGCGGGCCTTGATACGCGCGCGTGCCGCCCCGTTTTGCCGCCGGAGGTTGGGGCT